ATATTGCAGAAAAGTTTAGACAATATCCTCAATACGATCTTTATCTTTTCGATACAGAAAGAAGGGAAGGGGGCTTTCTGATCGAAGAAAGAGGAACACACAAGGAATATGAAGATCATTTCAATGTTCAAGTTCGCCCAAAACATTCTGAAACTCTTTTTTTTGTTTCAACTTCCGGCACAACTGCTGGGGCCTCTTTGAGGATCTTGGAGCAATTCAAAGAAACAAAGATTAGAGTGATCCTGATCATTCCGGAAGAAGATCAACTTTACGATCAGTATTCTTTGCAGCATAAATTGATTTTCAATGCCTTGCAAGACTATGCAAGGTCTGGTATGTTCAAAGATATCGTCTTAATTTCAAACGAGAAATTAGAAAGTTCAATTTCAGGCTTGACATTTATGAATAAGTTTGATAAAATCAACGACGTAATCAGCTACTCAATTCATATGCTGAATTACTTTGAGAATGCAAAGCCGATTACAGCAACGAAGTTTTCTTCAATGGAGAGAAATAGGATCTTGTCGATTGGATCATATGATTTTGAAAATAATTCTGAAAATGATTATTTTTTGCTTGACAATCAAAATGAGTTCTGGTATTATATGTCCATCGATAAAAAGCGCTTGGAAGAAGATGTTAATCTGATCCCTCTGATCAAGGGAAACTTTAAAGAAAAGAAGAATTTTTGTTATAAGATTTATCCGAATGAATCTGGTTATAATTTTGGTTTGGTAGTGAAAAGAACACACTTTCATCAAGGCACAAAACTAGGAGAAAAAGATGAAGTTTAATGTATACCATGGCACTTTCAAAAAGAAAGACGGAACAATTCGAAATATGCAATTTGTAAGGTTGGACGAGATTCCAAAAGAAGCTCTTCCGGAAGGAAAAGGTGGAAAGAAAGCAAAGCTTCAGGAAGGAATGGAGTTGGTTTGGGATATGGAAAATAAAGGGTACAGAGTGATCAATCATAACACTTTGATTGGTGAATTGGTTTCTTATCATATGTCTGGAACTTTGAATTTGAAATAATTTGAAAAAAGTTCTTGACTTTTTGAATTCGTTTTGGTATGATATTACACAAGCTCAAAGGCTGTCAACAACACAAAGGAGAAATGACAATGGCTATTGACATGAAAAAGATGAAAGAAAAGTACAACCGTCTGAAAAACAAAGGAGGCGGTAAAGACAATCTTTTCTGGAAGCCGGAAGACGGAGAACAAGTGATCCGTATTCTTCCTACTTCGGATGGCGACCCCTTCAAAGAGTTTTGGTTCTACTACGGATTGGACAAAGCACCCACTCTTTGTCCGAAGCGTAACTTTGGTGATGAAAGTCCCGTTTTGGACTTTGCTTCCGAACTTTATCGCGAAGGCACTCCGGAGTCTATTGAAATGGCTAAAAAGCTGTTTCCAAAGCAAAGGTTCTTCTCGCCTGTCCTCGTTCGAGGAAAAGAAGATGAAGGTGTGAAGATTTGGGGTTACTCCAAAACGGTTTATGAGCAACTTCTGCAATTGGTTTTGAACCCCGACTACGGTGATATTACCGATACTAACACTGGAACCGATTTGGTTCTTGCCTATGGTAAAGCACCGGGAGCAATGTTCCCCTCTACCGTTCTTACTCCGAAGCGTCGAGCTTCGAAAGCATGCGAAGATGGTGATGAGGAATGTGCTAAACTTCTGGAAAACATTCCGGACTTTGATGGTCTTTTCGAAAGAAAAACCACGCAAGATGTTCAAGCACTTCTTGACAAATACCTTGCTGGCGATGACAAGGAAGATGTAGAAAAATACTCTTCCAATGTTGACGATAAAGTTGGAAAGGCTTTCAACGAACTTCTCGGAGGTTGATAAATGAATGCTGGTAAAGTAGACATGGACGTGTACCGCAAGCTGCTGAACAAAAAGGTAGGTATGACGGTAGCACACAACCTTAATGAAGAAAATCCAACAGAAGTCAAAGAGTGGATTGCAACCGGCTCACGTTGGTTGGACTCTATTATTTGCAGAGGCCAATTGGCTGGTATCCCTGTTGGTAAAATCACGGAGATTGCAGGACTTGAAGCTAGTGGGAAAAGCTTCATGGCTGCACAAATTGCTGGTAACGCACAAAAGATGGGCATTAGAGTTGCTTATTTTGACGCTGAGTCGGCAATTGACCCAACTTTCTTGGCAAAAGCAGGTTGCAATGTTGATGACTTGCTTTATGTTCAAGCAGCGTCTGTTGAAAAAGTGTTCGAAATGATCGAAACTCTTTTGGCAGATGAAGAGAAATGGCTGTTTATTTGGGATTCCCTAGCACACACTCCTGCGGAGAAAGATGTTGAAGGTGACTTCAACCCTCAATCTTCTATGGCAATGAAAGCTAGGATTCTTTCCAAAGCCTTCTCGAAGGTGACAATTCCTTTGGCGAACACACAATCAACTTTCTTGATTGTTAATCAGCTTAAAACGAATATCACCAGTAATATTGCAGAAGCTTTGACTACTCCTTATTTCACACCGGGAGGTAAAGCTGCTCATTACACTTATTCTTTGAGAATCTGGCTTACCGCCAGAAAAGCAAAGGCGGCTTACATTTTGGATTCCAATGGTGTTAGGATTGGTTCTGAAGTGAAAGTCAAACTTGAAAAGTCTCGTTTTGGTTCCGCCGGAAGGACTTGCAACTTTAAGTTGCTTTGGGGTCAACAAGTTGGAATTCAAGACGAGGAAAGTTGGCTTGATGCCATCAAAGGCTCTGAAAGGCTAAAAACCGGAGGAGCTTGGTACACTCTGACCTCGAAAGAAGGAAGAGAGTTTAAGTTTCAAGGAAAGCAATGGGTTGAGAAACTTCAAGACCCAGAGTTTAGACAAGTTATCTTTGACGTTATGGATGAGCATGTAATCTATAAACCAGCCGAAGATAACGAAGACGCATTACAAACACAGGAGGATTAAAATGCGAAGCAAGAACCCTTATGAATTGAGATTTGATATCTTTCACGCTGCTCAGAGCAGGAAAATGGACCAGTATTACGAAAGTATGACTGACTACCGTCAAGCATGGAACCTTTCTCAAGAAGGCCGTTCGGTCGATGTTCCAAACCGTCCAGACTTTCCCACCTTGGACGAAGTCTTCAACGAAGCTTATCGTATCAAAGCTTTCGTAGAAGAGCGCGAAGATAACTAAAATATCTTCCAACCCTGAAGCCCGAAAGGGCTTCTTTTGGCTCCTTCGTCTAGTGGTTAGGACGCTGGTCTTTCACATCAGTAACACGGGTTCAAATCCCGTAGGAGTCACAATCAATTCCCAGCAAAGGAGAATAGAATGTCAAAGATTAAAATCACAGAACACCCTGAATTAAGTTCACTTTGTAAGCAATATATTGATGGAGACAAGGAAGACAAGCAAATCGTTTGGATGGAATTGTCTGATCTTTGTTTGGAAAAGGGCCTGAACAATCATCTATTCTTTGAAGAATATTGCAGAGTTCACGGAGTTGGTCTTTTCGAAGGTCAAAAAAAGAAAAAGAAAACCAGACCATCTGACAAAGAAATGAGAAAGATGAAGAAAAGATGAGAACCGAAGAAATTAACAAGTGGCTTGAAGAAGGGGGTGAATTTCCAATATCTTTACTCTCCGAAGTAGAACTTTTAAAAGAGAATGATATCAAAATCGTCGAAGAAGACAATGACTATTATATGACCCACTACCATCCCCATAGGGTAGTATACCAAACTGTGGGTGGGAAATTTCATGGAGAACATAGTTTCTATTCCAGAAAAGAAGGGACATTGATGCTTCAGGAGAGAGTAAGCTATCTACACGGCGAGGTTGTCAAAATAGAAGCATGGTGGGATAATGGGCAAAAAAAATATGAATGCGACTGGCTAAATGGGAATCCTCTTAATTGTGAAGTGTGGCTTGAAGATGGGAGTAGATTTAAATGAAAGAAAAAGTTAATCATCCAAAGCATTATAATGTAGGCAAAATTGAAGTTATTGACGCAATTCAAGATTGGGAGCTTGACTTTTGCCTAGGAAATGTTGTAAAATATATAGCAAGACACAACCACAAGAAAGATCCTTTAACAGATCTTAAGAAAGCAAGGTGGTATTTGGATTATGCTATTAAGCAAAAGGAGAGTTTAGATGCCGAGGTCGAAAGCAGACGTTAAAAACCTTGTCGAAGCCGCTGTGGTTCCACACCACATCCATGACTCTGACGAAGAAAGAGAAAAGTTCGTTAAATATCTCAAGAAAGATATCAAAGCTGCAAATCTAAAAGCAAGAGTATACAGACGGAAGGTTTCTTTTGACGGAAACTCAATTGACTTGACAGTTGTTGCAGGTTATGGTATACTAGATGAGTAATTTGATTGTGCCTGTAGCATAATGGTTAATGCCACCGCCTCATAAGCGGTAAGATATAGGTTCGAGTCCTATCGGGCACATTTCGGGGGCTGTGGTGGAAATAAAAGGAGAGATAAATGTTTAAAACTTTGTACAAATTGGACTCTCGCCAGAAAGTAAGACAATGGACAATTAAAATTGAAGGTGATTGTTATTGGACAGAAAAAGGGTTGGTCGGTGGGAAGATCACACATTCAAAGAAAACAAAGGCAATTGGTAAGAACATAGGAAAAGCCAATCAAACCTCTCCAGAGGAACAGGCAATAGTTCAAGCTCGCGCTAGGTATAAAAAAAAGCTTGACGAAGGATATGTTGAAAAGCAGTCCAATCTAGGGAATCTTTCGTTTTATAGGCCAATGTTAGCGAGAGATTATGACGATATAAAAAAGTTGACATATCCAGTCTACTCTCAGCCGAAACTAGACGGCATCAGGTGCTTGGTGCGACTTGAGGGTGGTGTATTGTTGGCGAAAAGTCGCCAAGGGAAGAGAATAGATTCTATTCCTCATGTTCTAGAAGAATTGAAACCGATTTTTAAACAGAATCCAGAGCTTGTTTTGGATGGTGAATTGTACAATCACCAATTTAAAGATAATTTCAATAAAATTGTCTCACTAGTGAGAAAACAAAGACCAAAAGATAAGTCGAAAATTCCTAGTTTTGAAAAAAGTCTAGAAGAATCGAGACAAAAAGTTCAATATTGGGTTTATGATGTGCCTAGGATTAATTCAGAAATAGAAGAAGCAGAGCTTTTCCTAAAAAGGTATGACAAAGCTATTGATCTTTTGAAAGATCTTAACTACACTGTCCGAGTAGATACCAGTGTCGCAAAGAATAGTGAACAGTTGGATAAACTTTTTGATAAATATGAAAAGCATGGTTATGAAGGTCAAATTATTAGAAAAAATAGCTCTTATGAAAACAAAAGGAGTAAAAACCTCCTCAAAAGGAAAAAATTCAAAGACAAAGAATATCTAGTTGTTGATGTTCTACCCGGAAAGGGTAACAAATCAGGAATTGCTGGTAGCTTAATTTGTAAAGACCTTGACACCGGTGCGGCTTTCAAAAGCAATATTAAAAGCAACTTCCAAGAATTGGGAAATATTCTAGCTAAAAAGCAGTCCTATATTGGAAAGTTGGTAACAATTAAATACTTTCAGCTAACGCCGGATGGCATACCTCGTTTCCCGTATGCTGTTGCTTTTAGGGATTATGAATAATTATCGGGGGCTGTGGTGGAATTGAAAGGAAAATACAATGAAAAAATGTTCAAAATGTAAAGAAGAAAAGCCTTTTGAAGAGTTCAGTAGGGAAAAATCATCAAAAGATGGTCGGCAGAGGAGTTGCAGAGAGTGTCGGAAGCAATACTACGAAAACAACAAAGAAAAGGTTAGAGAGTGGCAAAAGCAATGGTACGAAAACAACAGAGAAAAGGTTAGAGAGCGGAAAAAACAATACCGCGAAAACAACAAAGAAAAGATTTTAGAATACCAAAAGCAATACCGCGAGAACAACAAAGAAAAGGTTAGAAAGCGCAAGAATGAGTGGCAAAATCAAAGATATAAAAACGATCCAGAGTTTAGGTTGAGGAACAGCATCCGTGCCGCTTTTCGCAAATTTCTCAAAAGAAGCAAAGAAAAACCAACTTCTGAATATCTTAAACAGTGCGGATACACTAGAAAAGAACTTATGAAACATTTAGAAAATCAGTTTGATCAGAATATGACTTGGGACAACTATGGAAGCTATTGGCACGTCGATCACATTATACCTAGAAGTGTTTTTGATCCGACGAACGATCAGCACATAAAGTGGTGCTGGTCTCTAGAGAACCTTCGGCCTTTGGAAGCTTGGGAGAATATGTCAAAAAGCGCCAGCATCATTCTAGAAGAAGTTAAGAAGATCTCTTTCTATGAAGATGTTAAGCATCTTTTGAAAGATTAAATATCGGGGGCTGTGTTGGAATTTGGTAGACAATCCGAACTTAAAATTCGGTGCTCGTAAGAGCGTGAGGGTTCGAGTCCCTCCAGCCCCACTAGTCGCGGAACCGAAAGTGAGGTGATATCATTAATGCGACTGGGCTTAGGCCCGCTTATATCAGACAAGGAAAAGACAATGAGAGAAAAAGATCCAAATGTTTTGAGAAAGTGTGCAATGTGTGAGAAAGAAAAACCAGAAACAGAGTATGCTTGGAAAAAAAAATCCAAAGAAAAGCTCAAAAGTAAATGCTCGGAATGCTTGAAGCAATACCACAAAGAGCATTATAAGAAAAATAAAGAAAAGTATGCCTTAAGAGCTAAAAAATACTATCAAGAAAATAAAGATGCGGTAGACAAAAAATCAAAAGAATGGAGAGACAATAACAAAGAAAAAATAGCCGCATATGCTAAACGCTATTATGAAAACAATAAAGAAAGTTACAAAAAGCAGAAAAAGCAATACCGAGAAAAAAACAAAGAAAGATACAAAAAATACGCTAAACAATACTACGAAAACAACAAAGAGTGGCTTTCAGAGTATAAAAAACAATGGCACGAAAACAACAAAGAGCACGTTTACGCTCACCGTAAAAAGAAAAGAGAAGAAGATCCAGCCTTTAATTTGAGGCTTCTAGTTTCTTCTTCTATTCATCATGCCCTTAAAAGGGTTGATGGGAAGAAAGCAGGGGAATCTGTGTTAGATATGCTTCCTTATTCGATTGAACAACTTCGGAACCATATTGAGTCTCAATTCGAAGCAGGAATGTCGTGGGATAACCACGGCGATTGGCATATTGATCATATTTATCCACATTCTAAACTGCCATACGATTCTATGAGTCATCCAAACTTCAAAATAGCTTGGGATTTAAGAAATTTGAGACCACTTTGGGCTACCGAGAATCTATCGAAAGGTAATAGAATCCTCCCAGAGGCGGAAAGAATATTAGAGCAAATTAAGAAAGATATAGAATAATTTCACACAAGGGAAAGACAAATGAGAAGAAAACCTTTACACGACCCTGTTCTTATTTCGAACAATATTTATTTATTTTCTGCTTTTTCTGCATATGTAGATAATTTTCCTTATTTGTCTGTAATGATTTTAATATCTTGGACTTTGTCTTTTCTTTATCACTACTCGAAAGAGCAAGACTTCCATAAACTGGATGTTAAGATGGCTTGCACAACAGTTGGATATGCTCTTTGGTGCTTTATTGTGGTTGATCCTCCTCCTCCGATTTATTTGTTTGTTGGCGTGGGAGTCTTCACTTTGGGAATGTTTTGTTTGAAGATTGAAAGTTATGATGATCGATACGATCTTTATCACACCCTCTGGCATTTGTTGTCAGGTTTGTCAATTATTATTCTTTGTCATTAAAATTTATCAATAGGAGGAAAAATGGAATACTATCCAGTACACAAAATCGGTTTCGAGTTTACAGACGAAAATATGAATTACTTTCTAGATTGGTACGATCCAGAAGAGTATGAAGAAGGAGAAGAGCCTCAGACTGCTAGGATGGAATGGGAAAGCAAGTTTGGAGACTTTTCTTGCAACAAAGCTTACAGTGAGTTTGAAATGAAGTTTATTGACTTTATTTGGGATTACCTCGGAGAAGACTGTGAAATTAGGTCTTACGAGTGGCGTAAAGGGGGTTATATTCAAGGTTTGAGTGGTTTCCAATATGATGCGACCTATCTTACTTTTGAAGCGCCTGAAGACGGCGATAAGCGCCTCGAACTTTGCAGGAAACTGGAAGAGCGATTTGGCCTTCCAATGATTGAAGCAACATATTCTGAACTTGGTTAATTTCTTCTTGACTTCCTTCCTATAATCTGCTATAATCCTACCATACTTTTCACCACACAGGAGAACAAAATGAAAGAAAGAGTTGTGATCATCGACGGACTTAACTTTTTTTAATTTTTGTTACCTACGCACCTTTATTGTTAATCCTTGCACTATTTATTATAAATAGGAGGATTTGCAATGAGCAAGAAAGTGATTTATGAGATCAGAAACTCAATTAATGACAAGGTTTATGTTGGAAGCACGAAGGATTGCGAAGACAGAAAGAGAACACATTTTCGAAAGTTACGAAGAGGTAAGCATATAAACCAACATTTGCAAAGTGCTTTTAACCTATATGGAGAAGGTGCTATGAAATTTTCCATTTTAGAAGAGGTTGAGAAAGAAGAGGAACTCTTGATTAAAGAGAAAGAGTGGATGGATAAGTTCTTGTCATATGAAAAAGAGTTTGGATATAATTTAATGAAATTAGAAATGGGAGATTTGAAATACTACTCTCATTCCGAAGAGACAAAAAAGAAAATATCGACCGTAAACAAAGGGAAGCCATCACCCCTAAAAGGTAGAAAGCTTTCAGAAGAGCACAGAAAAAATATATCAGAAGCTCTTAAAGGTGTCAACACTTGGACAAAAGGGGGTGTACCTTGGAACAAGGGTGTTCCCTGCACAGAAGAGCGCAAAAAGAAGATATCGTCTGCAAATAAAGGGAAGCCGAGCCATTGGAAAGGTAAAAAGCTTTCAGAAGAGCATAAGGCAAAAATGAGTGAAACCCGAAGCGGCGAAGGGAACCCAAAAGCAGTTATGACTTGGGAAAAAGTTAGAGAAGTAAGAAAAAGATATAAAGAAGGTGGAATAACACAGAAACAATTAGCCGAAGAATATGGAGTATCAAATGGGTGCATTAAAGGAATTCTGCAAAACAGAACTTGGAAGGAGTAAAGAGATGAAAAGAGACACAGAGAGAATAATGATTATTGACGGGTTGAATATGTTTTTAAGAAATCTAATTGTAAATCCCAGTCTTTCAACCAATGGCGATCCGATTGGGGGCGTTAAGGGCTTTCTTGCGTCTGTACAAAAGATGATCAGAGAACTTAAACCAGATCGGATCATTGTTGCTTGGGACGGCCCCGGCGGCTCTCAGAAAAGAAGAGCGCAAAACAAAAACTACAAAGCTGGTCGCAAGCCTATTCGCTTCAACCGTGGTGTCAAGCTGATGTCCGAAGAAGAAGAGGTCAAGAACAAGATCTGGCAACAAACTAGACTGCTGGAATACATCAACATGATGCCTATCCCACAGATCCTCCTGCAAGGTATTGAAGCTGATGATGTTATCGCAAAGATTTGCAGAACAATGCGGGGCTGTCAGAAGGTGATCGTGTCCAGTGACAAAGATTTTATTCAATTGTGTGATGAAGAAACAGTGCTTTATCGTCCAATTCAAAAAGAACTGGTCACAAAAAAGACTGTTTTGGAAGAGCATCAAATCTCTCCAGCAAACTTTGCAATGGCAAGAGCGATCGCAGGAGATAAGTCTGACAACCTTGCCGGTGTTCCCGGAGCAGGTTTGAAAACAATTGCAAAAAGACTTCCTTTCCTTAAAGAGGAAAAGGACGCAACCTTTGAAGATATATTTAAAGCTTGTGAGAAAGAAGAAAAAAAGCTGAAGTTTCACAATGGTATTTTGGAAAATAAAGATCTGATCAAAAAGAATTATGGACTTATGCAACTTTATACTCCAAATATTTCACCAAACAATTCAGCAGTGATCAAAGAAGCGATCGAAGAGATCAAGCCAGACTTTAACAAAACTAATATTATTAAGATGATGAATGAAGATGGCTTCGGTGTATACGACTGGGGCG